AGAATTAAAGCACAATCTTATATTTCCTAACTCTAAAGGCGAGTTAGATAAAAAATGTCGCTTATACTACGCTTTAAATACGGCAAATAAGCGCTTACACGGGCCATATAAGACTCACGGGCATAAATGGACTACTATTCATGATTTAAGGCACGTGTACGCCACAGAATTTATCAAACAAGGCGGACAGTTAGAGAGACTGTCTAAGCATTTAGGTCATAGCTCTACTCGGATCACCGAAGATGTTTATGTCGCTGACTATGAATTATCAGCTGCCGAGCAAATAGAGGATTTAAAATATAAAAAGCCTATGCATACTATTGAGGTTAATCATTAGAGAGCATTTTCCTCTCGCTGTCAGCAATTTAAAGTTTGGCTATTTACCGCCATTTTTCATTTTCCTCAATAGAGAGCATTTTCCTCTCGCTGTCAGCAATTTAAAGTTTGGCTATTTTAAGCCGTTTTATATTGTGAGCATTTTCCTCTCTTAGAGACGACTTTTAACAATGGCTATTTTTAGGGATTTTTTATTTTCCTCACGTGAGAGCATTTTCCTCTCTTTAATTAAAAATTACTTTTCCATGAGATCCATAGACAGGTGACCATTATTATTAGATTAATAGTAAAAAAACCATTATGCGTGAACATAAAATAAGCCCACACTAAGGCTAAAAAAAAGTATATAAGGCTAAATTCCAATAGAAATCTCCGCTACCTCTTTGGCATTACGAGAATATAAATTAATCTCTAACTCCTGTGTTTCACCTAAACTATTTAAAAAACAAAACATTACAAACACGATATTTATATATAAATCACCTATCTCTGATCTGAAGAATCTACAGAACTACTAGTCTCATAATCACCCCCATATAAGAAAGAGTGTAAATCTTTCTTTTTGAAGTAAAGAATGTTGCTACCTAGATCTAAAGGCTTAGGAAAATTTCCTGATCTAATAGCTTTACGGATACGTTTTTTATACTTTTCCTCACCGCTCCCGTGAAGCAATTTAGCTGCATCTTTTATGGTTAATAACTCAGGCATCGCCGCCCAACTGCTAGAAGGGAATGTCATCATCAATCCCTGTAGTATCTGCGGCAGCATCATGACTAGTGGAGCTACCGCTACTCTGGTGATCAAGTGAATCGTCTTGAGCTTCAGAATAATTAGAATTTTCTTTTAACTTATTTTTGCCATATTCATCATGGTCTTGCAAAATAACCGAATAACTGCCTTTTTTATCGTCTTGGCTATTATCCCACATAACCATCTGAAAAACCCTCTGGTAAGGCACGTTTAAGCACCTGAAGGTCTCTTCTGTAGCTAAATCGCATATAATACCTAACTTTTCTTTATCATCTTGTAGCTTAGGGTGATCCATAAGTTTATTAATAAAGCTGTCGGGATCTAGCATCCAATCATTACAAAATCTTTCACCTTTTACATAATAATCACGGGCCATTGGTGATTTTTTAATTTCTCGCTCAGGATCTAAGGGATCTCTACGTTCGTGATAAGGATTTTCCTGCGCATATATTTTAAAAAACTCTTTAGTCATTTAATTTGTCCCTAAAATTTGGCTTGCCTGATGAAGTAGGTTGTGGAGCAGAGGAAGGTCTAGCTGCAGGTTCTTTCTTAGGTATCTCAGAACTCGGCTTTGGCAGTTTCTCTTTAGTGACTCCGCTATTATTAACAACTTGGGATGAGTCATTGCCATCTAGGTCTTCATCTGCTCCTATGCCGAACAACGTACTCAGCATAATTCTTCTTAAATATGTGTTTATAGATCCCCATGCTTGGCCATAGCTTTTACCTTTTTCGATTATTCTATCCTCGTGAATTTTTATAGAAGATGGATCCATAAAAGGGCCGGTGATGTGAATGGCTTGTAATATTAAATATTGAGTGTTTGTTTCGGCGTCGTAAAGGTGGTTATGATAAAAGCTAAAATTATGCGGCTTAGATACCTCGTTAATGCAATCTATAACATTTTCTAGTTTTGCGTACTTGCTATTAAAAAAGGAATTATCTTCAGATTTATTAGCGTGCTTTATAGCGGCCATTAAGTTAATCCAATCTGCGTAACTGTTAGGCTTTCCCTCTTCCATTATCTAACTAACTCCTCTCTAAATTTTAATCCTATCTTTTTTAAAGCATCTAAATAACTAGGCTTATGCGATATAACTATCGGCTTGCCCTTAACTATTAAAGGTATATAAGACCTCCACCATCCCTCAGGAGCTAACTTATCTAACTGATTAATCTTGCTTCTTGTCAGATAAAAATTATCGTTAGGCTCTGTAAAGTTTAACTGTACGTTATAACCGCTGAACCCTTTGCCGCCTCCGGGTACTGTGATCACATTAATTTTTTTATTTATATTTTCTTTATTAACCATGTCATACCTAAGTAAATAATGGCTAAACAGACGTGAAACGTCAAACAAAGACTTTTTAAATCAGCTTAACAGGTTAATATTAAGTGTTTAAGTTAATTAGTTAATCTTTAATGGAATTTATAAGAGTGTCGCTTATTTCTATTTTAACTTCTTTTGGAAGTTCTAATAAAGCAAACTGCATGCATTTAACAAAATCATACAATGGTGCAGAGGCAGAAGCCGTTAGTTCAGTGTCATTGTCTTTTGAATTTTCATAAGCCTGATTTAATCTTTTTAATTGATTTGGGCTTAAATGATAGACAATTTTTATCCTATTATTATCACTAATTAAAATTTGATTTGCGCTGCTAAGACTATCAAAAGACACCTGCTCTAAATAATCACTTCTAACTTGTTTTTTTAATCTTAAGCTTAAAGTAACCTTATCCATATAAATTTCATAAGCTTGCAAAACATCATTAATAATATTTAAACTAAAATATTCTTCATTATTATCGTAAAATTCCTGCGCAATTAAAGATATCATTAAATCAATGCCATCATAATCTATTTTCTCTACGTTGTTATTTGCAATCCGGGGTGTGTGACCGTTAGTTCTTAAACTAGACGCCATTAAATTATAAAGCTGCCACATATAGCCAATTTGAATTCCAACCCTAACACCAGAGGGTCTAGATATATCTTCAAAATTAAATTTAGATTTAATAGGTTGTCTAAGTTTTTTTGTTAAATATTTAATGGTGGTTTCATTCATCATAATCAAATCTCCTTCTTATTATTATTGCTCTACTTTGAATGTTTAATCGATAATATTATATACTCCGTAAATAACGCCCGTTATTATTTCAATATAAGAAACGTCTTTCATTTCAATAACTTGGTCTATAAAAGAACAATCATCTAATAAAAAAGGTCTAATTTCTAACTTATCTCTAACTCTATCTAAAGATCCGCAGACTAAAGCTGGCTTAGTTATATCTTTAAAATGCACAACACATTGAGAGTTAATAATTATTCGGGAATCGGGTTCATATTTGCTTTTACTATTAACTATAAAATAAGCATTACTGTCAGCATTTAAAGGCCTTATATAAGCGTGATAACTCCCGGATATCTTCCAAGGCGGCACAATCTTATAATGCTCTAGTAAAGGCATAACGTTATTGCCCTGTACTTGGCCTATAATTAAAAGCTCGTTTAAAAAATAAACATTGTCCTCGATTATATCTTCTGCCGTTATTGTGCGGTGAGGTGTCCAATCATTAAAAATAGCTATTAAATCGTCTAGCTTATCCATGTGAAACCTAAGCTTAGGATTACCATTCTCATCATAGTTAGACCAGCGTGTTACAGTATCTTCATCAACGCCTATTTTAGACGCCAAGTCATGTCTGGTCTTATTTGATTTGCTTAAAAGCTCTCCTAGTTTCGTCTTTTGCTTACTCATACCCTTAACCGTGTTCAATTCCCTAAGCATTATTTATACCTCACTTTATAATAATTTATAGCTTAATGATTCCTTTTTTATACCTAACGAGGCAAGCTTTTACTAAAAGATTTAAACAGTCAAGCCCTGATGTTGCACGTCTTTTAAAATATGCTATAATCTTTTTATGGATTTACGCAGGAAGAAAGCCACTAAAGTTCACGAATATTATAAGTATACTAAGCGTTTCTCTAATGTTGAGATGTTAGATTACTTAAAGATTATTCACGCTTACGGACATACTAAGTCGCCTTTTAATGATGATTTTAATAAAGAGGTGGAGCTTACAGATCCTGTCTGCATATCAATTATACACTCTAATATAGATAATATTCATGTCTAAGCCACGCAATGATATGAGCTTTCATAAGCTAATAGAACGTACAATGCGTAAGATTAAGGAGCTGCCGCAGTCATACTTTGATGAGCAGAGAGAAAATAGACGCATAGAGTTAAAGCAAGAACGTGAAAAAGATAAGCTAAGAGATATTAGACGGTCGTCTATGAATTATGAAAAATTATTAAGTGATGGAGGATTATCCCCATTTCAAGTGCAGAGATACACACAATTACTAAAAGAACAAAAGGAAAGACAAAAGCCTTAATGTACCCTGATAAACCTAAAAGAAGAGAAGAAAGAAAACTTGATAGTACCTTAACGCCTGAGGGTACATTAATGTCTGTTTTTTATTGGTGTCAAGAGAATTTTGATTTAAGCCTCTCTGTTAACCTTAACGCATTAATATTAAGGACACTATCTGATGAGCGATAAGACTTATGATAACGTTAACTATCTTGATAAGCTATTCAGAGAAGCCGCTCGTACTGAGACCTTCTTTCCTACGGACTCACCTAAAAGAATTAAAGCGGCATGGGTAGAGACAAAGAAAGATTGGCACGCTTATGGATGGGATAAGTCAGCGAGGGTTCGATTACAACCTACTCAAAAGCAAATCGATAGATATGATCAGGCCCTTATGCTTGGTCTTAAGCTACCAGATTATGAGAGACGATTAGTCTGGGGAGCATCAATATCTGCAAGAAAATCGAGCCGAGGGCCTCAATGGACACGCATAGGTGATATGCTTGGTAAGGATAGACGCACTATTAAGAACGAATATTATGGTGCTTTACGGCTATTATCACGTCAGGTTAAATAATTTATTGACCGACTCTTGACTAGGTGTACTCAAATCAGTTAGATTTTATTTACGATGCGCTAGATGTGTGTTCCCTATCATACCTAAACCACGAGAACCCCTAGCTCATTTAATACGTTAACGTGCATCACAAACATTATTAAATAATCTTCCTAGTTAGATAACAAGTCAATTGTCGTAAGCAATAACTTAAGTAGTGTTTGTGATTGTTAATGGAGAGCTAATGCTAAAGATAAACGTAAAAAGTAATTTTAATCAGGTGCTTAAAGAGTATGAAACCATTAAGGATAAAAGGCTTCCAATGCAATGGGGGTTCGCATTAAATGATACAGGTTTTTGGTTATCTAACCAGCTCAATAGAAAGACAGCTGATTACTTTAATAAGCCCGTACCTGCCTTTACTAAAAAGGCGTTCGGGTTTGTTAGATCTACATCTAAACAACGCACAGTAAATCAAAAGAGAGCTTATGTGGGTATTAAAGGTGCTAACAACGTACCTTATAACTCACCCAGCGCTAAGAATGGTAAGGGATCGTTTACTGCAGACGCAGCAAAGCGTGCGGTTAAGTTATTTGATATGCAGGTCTATGGTGGGGTTAGGACACCGACTGCGAGCTATTTACTTAAGCCGTCAGCACATACGGAAGCGAGCGGAGGCTTTACAAAGTTTGGTGGGATAGATCCTAATTGGGTTAAAAGAAATATAGCGGATGAGTACTCATACTTCCAAGGGATGCCAAAGAACTTCCCGCAGAACGAACATTATAGAGGATTATGGCAGCGGACAGAGGATAATTTATCCATTCAAATGGTGGCAAAGTACGGTAAAGACGCAACTTATGAGCCACGCTATCCGTTCGAACAATTAGCTGAGACCCTGTGGTATCCTAAGCTAAAAAAGAATTTACGCAGACAACTTAAGTTTATCGGAGCTAAACGAAGAAAAGGTATCAAATTCGACCGATAAAGTTGTTTTTTGGCAGTTTACTGCTACTTACGGGGGAATAGACCCCCCCTATACAAGCTACCTTTTGTAGGGGAGCTTTGTGGGTTATTCGAGGGCACGTTTATCTTTTAGTGTCTAAAAAATAATTAGTGACTTCGTTTCTTTTTAGGAAAAAAATAGAAATGAAAATAGAAAAAATTAATATTGATAGATTAATTCCTTATGCTCGAAACCCTAGAAACAATAAGGCTTCTGTTAGCAAAGTTGCCAGCTCTATAAAAGAGTATGGATGGCAGCAACCAATCGTAGTCGACAACGAAATGGTGGTCATCGCTGGGCATACAAGATTATTAGCTGCGCAGCAGTTAGGCTTAAACGAAGTACCAGTGCATATAGCGGCTAATTTAACGGCCGAACAGATTAAAGCTTATCGATTAGCGGACAACAGAATTGCACAAGATAGTGAATGGGATGAAAGTTTACTTGCTTTAGAGCTGGCGGAGTTAGAGAGTTTAGATTTTGATTTAGATTTAACAGGCTTTACTCCAAATGAATTAAACGATCTCTTAGCTAAAGAGATGATCGAAGGCTTAGTCGACGAAGACTTAGCACCACCTGTACCCGACAACCCGATATCTAAACTCGAAGACGTTTGGTTATTGGGGGATCACAGATTAGTTTGCGGTGACGCTACTAACTCAGAACACGTAAAACTGTTAATGGATGGCAATTTAGCTGACTTAGTTTTTACAGATCCCCCATACAATGTTGATTATGGTGGTGGAAGAAAGGCAGGCTCTACTCCTCCGGGAGCGAGAGTTAAAGCGCACGGTACTATTTTAAACGATAAAATGACACCTGAAGAGTTTGAAACCTTTTGTGAGAACTTTTTTAAAAGCTATTTAGACATTATGAAACCATTAAGTTGCATCTATGTATGTCACTCCGATCAAAAGAGTGAAGCTAAGATGACGTTTCAAAGAACATTTGACGATCATTTTTATTTTAGTTCAACTTTAATATGGGCAAAGAATAATGCTGGTCTAGGCTTTCAAGATTATAGGGCCAAACATGAACCTATGCTCTACGGATGGAAGGAAGGAAAAGGCAAGCATCAATTTTTTGGTGAAAGAACAAAGACGACTGTTTGGAATATTAAAAGAGAACCAACAACAGAATATGTTCATCCTACTCAAAAACCTGTCGAGTTAGTTAGCGAGGCAATGTTTAACAGTAGCAAAGGCAAAGATAATGTCGTTGATTTCTTTGGTGGTAGTGGCTCCGTTGTTATAGCAGGTGAAAAAATAGACAGAAAAACGTTTGTGATGGAGTTAGATCCTAAGTACTGTGACGTTATAATTCAAAGATGGCAGAACTACACCGGCAAAGAAGCTGTGAACGAAAAGCTAAAGAAGACGTACAATGCCATCAGAGGATGATGGATTAGTAAGTGTTGAGACAATAGCAAACATATTGAAACTAACACCGAGACGAGTGCAGCAGTTAAGTAGCCAAGGTGTAATCCCTAAGGCTAAACGTGGCCGCTATAAAATTATAACTTCGGTGTGGGGTTATATAGATTATTTAAAAAAGATTAACAGCGAGACGGATCTACCCGATGATCTTAAAGATGTTAACCTTAAGATAGCTAAACACAAGGCTCGTCTTATGGAGCTAGAGGTAGCTGAGCGTACAGGCGAGCTAATAAAGGTGTCGGAAGTAATAGGCACATGGTCAAAGATATTTAATCAAATTAAACAGTCAGCTTTATCTATGCCAGCTCGTTTAATACCGCAGCTATTAAGTGCTGATAATATTAACGACGCTAATGTAGTTGCTAAAGAATATATAGAAAATTTTTTAAATGAACACGCAGACTTAACTTTTGAAATAGATGAAACAGATAGCATTGAAGTCGGAGACGCTCCAGCAAGCAGCGAAAATATCGCTGGCCCAACTGAGACCTCCACCTCGCCTAACCATATCTGAGTGGGCTGACACATATAGGTTTCTTAGTAGTGAAGCCTCAGCTGAAGCAGGAAGATTTTCAACTAAACGTGCTGAGTACCAGCGTGAGATTATGTCGTGCTTTACAGATAACGATGTAAAAAAAGTCGTATGTATGACAAGCGCTCAAGTAGGTAAGACAGAAATATTATTAAATATTATTGGATATTATATTCATTTAGATCCAGCGCCTATTATGTGTATACAACCAAGCTTAAGTATGGCGGCAAGCTTTAGTAAAAATAGATTAAGCAGTATGATAAGAGATACTGAACCGCTTAATGAAAGAGTAGCAGATAGCCGATCGAGAGATTCAAGCAACAGTATATTTAGCAAATCATTTAGAGGTGGCTCTATTGATTTAATTGGTTCTAACTCAGCGGCTTCAATATCTAGTAGGCCCGTTAGAATATTGCTATGTGACGAGGTCGACAGATATAATTTAGCGACGACAGAAGGTGATCCCTTAGCTCTAGCTGAAAGAAGAACGACAACTTTTTATAATTCAAAGGTGGCTTATGTAAGCACACCAACAATAAAAGGCTCAAGCAGAATTGAAGCGGCCTTTGAAACAGGTGACCAGCGTCACTATTATGTTAAATGTAAAGACTGCTCCGAGGAGCAGATACTAGAATGGGAGTACGTACAATGGGAGAAGGGAGATCATGACTCTGCAAGCTATCACTGTAAAAATTGCGGGAGCGTTTGGAATGATATGGACAGGTATAAAGCGATTAGTAATGGGCGTTGGATTGCTCATGAAGACTTTAACGGTACAGCTAGTTTCTTTCTTAATGCTCTTTATTCACCTTGGACAAAGCTTTCTGAATTGGCTAAGGAATTTTCCGAAGCTTCTCAGTACCCTGAGAAACTACGTGTCTTCCTCAACACCCAACTCGCCCAAAGCTGGTCCGAAGACCAAGGCGAAAAAATCAACGAAGACGAAATCCAAAAAAGGAAAGTAAAACTAACTGAGAAACTTCCCGAAGATTGCCTCATGTTGACTTGTGGTGTTGATACACAAGATGATCGGCTTGAGGCAACACTTCTTATGTGGCGTGGCGTGGAAGAGCAAGTAACAGTTAAAGAACATAAAATATTTGTTGGAGATCCTAGCGGCCATCAAGTGTGGCAGGATTTAGACGACTTTTTAAACACAGAGTACGAACATTCTATTGAAGGAAAATCCTTAGGGATAGCGTGTACCTGTATTGACTCAGGCGGACACCATGTAGCGGCCGTCTATAATTTTTGCAAGATGAGAGAACACCGAAGAGTCTTTGCTATTAAAGGTAAAGGCGGTGAAGGAGTGCCTGTTATATCTAGGCCCACGACGTCTAATATAGCCAAGACAAAGCTTTTTAGTTTAGGCACTAACGCTCTTAAGTCTTTGGTATACGGAAGATTAAAAATTAGTGAAGGGCCGGGAGTGATCAATTTTAGTGATCATCTCGACCAAGAATATTTTGCACAGCTTACTAGTGAGACACTAGTGGAACGATACACTAAAGGAAAAAGGCGTGTCGAATGGGTAGCAAATAGAAGAAGGAACGAAGCGTGGGACACTTTAAATTATGGCTTTGCCGCATTTAATATTGTCTCGCCTAACTTAAGATTATTGCTTTCGAGACTGACTAAGCCGAAAGCAGAGGGTAAGAAAAAACAAAATAAAACACCTTTTACACAGAGAAAAGGTAAGTGGATGGATATTTAGATGTTATTAACTAAGGATCGAGTTAAAGAGCTAGTTAGCTCAACAGGAACTACAACTTTAAGTTTATCTGGTGCTGAGTCAGGCTTTCAAGCTTTTTCAGTGTTGGGTAACAACACCAGCTGCAACTACACTATTGTTGACGTTAATTCGACTGCATGGGAAGTTGGAAGAGGTGTGTATAATTCAAATACGTTAACAAGAGATGAGGTATTTGAAAGCAGCACAGGTGGAAGTAAAATAAGCTTAAGCGCTACGGGATCTACTGTGTTTTTAACCTATCCGGGGTCTAAGGCCGCCTACAATGACATCGGCGTTAATCGTAATTACGTTGCTAGTTCCAGTATCACCGCAGGGAAGCCATTAATTTTAAACGCTGATAATACAGTTTCACAAGTTGCTGAATCAACAACAGGACAAGTTACAGAAGCTATTACATCTGCTGTTAACTCTAATAATCCTGCTAATAAATCATTAAGTGCAACGGATGGTAATGGTACTATCGTTCAATTTTATGCAGGTACAAGTGGTAATCCAACAATACAAGCAGGTACAATTAGTGGAACAACTATAACTTGGGGTACAGCAGTTATTACTCAAACTCAAGATACGGATGGTTTCTTTTTATATTATGACCCTCAAGGTTATTTTGTAACAGGCTCAAGAACCGCAAATAGTGGTCAAGAAATAAGATGTTTTACTTATACTGTTTCAGGCACAGCATTAACTCAAGCATCTTTTTCAACACTTACTTATAGTGAAACAGGACATAGTAATTTAATAGGAGGTTATCATAAACAAGCGCAAAAAGGTTTACTAGTATCGATTGTATCAAGTGGAACAAATAGAACTTTTATGAATACTTTAACTGTAGCTTCTAATGGTTCAATGACTTTTGGCTCTACTGCTACTGATACTTATAGGGTATATAGTACACCACAGCTTGTTTATAATGATGAACAACAATGTTTAATGTTATACGCTAGTGCTGTTGTTCCTTCAGGTGGTGGAGATTGGTATCAACCATCAGTAATGTGTTTTACTATATCAGGAAGTACACCATCAATGGGAACTCCTGTTCAAATTGCAACAAGTGGGCAAACAGGTGAATATGGTTATTTAATTTATCATGCTGAAAGCAAAAAAACTTTAGCATTTTATGAGTTTTATGATGGTAGCAGTCAAATAATTCATTATCAAGTTGTTGGAATATCAGGAACTACTGTTACAGCAGGTACTTCAACCTATGTAGGTTTTGCAGGTAAAGTAAGTAGCGCAATAATTGAATACACTAACATAGGTTTATATGATCCTTTTACAAAAAAAATAGGTATGGCTTATGTTGATGGTACTACTTTAAAAATACGCTCCGCAACATTAACAAATGATTCATTAGCTTTTGATGGAGAGGTTACACCAGGAATTGACCCTGTTTATAATGTTAGTATGTTAAATTTAAATTCTTCAGATTCTAAAACTTTTCTTATTGCTAGTCAAAGCAACCAACAAACTAAATACAATGTTTGGACAATAGGTTCAGCAGGTGTAACATCATCTAACCTCACAACAGACAATTACTTTGGCATTGCATCTACAACAGCAAGTACAACTGAACCTGTTGGAGTTAATCGTGCAGGCTCGTTTAACAACGACCAAACAGGCATGACCGCAGGCAAGGATATGTATGTTACTGATGCAGGGCTTATAAAAGAACGAACTACGACAACGACTACACAAGATACAACATTATCACAATCATCAAATAATAGATTTGATTATGCAAGTTTATCTGGTCAAGTTTCAATAGCCTATGATACTGTTAATAATAAAATTGGTGTTTTAGCTAGAAATTATAATAGTTATCCTGCTGTTACTATTGGTGAGGAGTCAAATAATAGTATTACATGGGGAACACCTGTTGTAGTAAATAGTAGCACTGATGGTAGTAGTAATCGTAACAGACTTGCTTATGGTAATGGCATCTTTGTAGCAATTTTTACCGCAGGTAATACAGCAAAAATGAAAGCAGGCACAGTTTCAGGTGATAGTATATCATTTGGTTCTGATTTAACCCCTAGTTATTCATCTATTACTGCAAATCAAACAAATGTTTCTTATAATCCAAATGCAAATAAATTTATATTTGCAAAAAATGTTAATAATTCAACATCAGTAGACTTATGGATAGTTTCTAACTCAGGAAGTACACTATCTGTTGCTTCATCAAGTGCTGATGCAACCATTACAAATGCTGGTAATGATTATAGAGTTTGGACAAATATTTATGACCCTGACACCAATAAAACAATTATTGGTGTAGATAATTACGTTGGTTCAAACTATGGCAAACTTTATCCTGTTACAATTTCAGGTTCATCCTTATCAGTTTCAAGTACTCCTTATTCAATGACAGGTGGTGCTTATGAAGATTACTCAGATGAATTAATTTATGACTCAACTAACAATAAATGGCTTTTATTACAATGTAATGAAACTAGCAATTATATAAATGGAACAGTTCTTACAGCATCAGGTGACACATTTACAGCAGGTACAAAAACTGTATTATCTTCTGATCCTGCAAGATATTTAGGCTCTTATTATGATACTGTAAAAGAAAAATTTATAATTGGTTATCAATATTACACAACAGGATATTATGGTAAGTTCGGCGAAATAACTATATCAGGTACTACTCCATCTTGGACAACTTTATCAGGTACAATATTAAATCAAACTGCAGAGAGAGTTTTTCCAAAGTCTGCTTTATTTAATCCTGATACAAATCATGGTATTTTAGCAGGTACTTTTAATATGAGTACAGATGATGGAATGGCAATAGTTCTATATTATTCATCAACAACCACAACAGTAGTAAATGGATCGCAGTTTGTAGGTACTGCAAGAAGCGGAACAGACCTAGAATTATCTGAGCCACCAACAGAATTAGTTGGTTATTCTGAAAGTGCAATTACTAAAGGTAGAGCAGTCATTGTGAAGCCTGATGGTAATTATGCTCAAGCAGGTTTAACAACAACTTCAGTCACAAATACAGGAACAGCTTCTCAAGGTTCACTTGGAAATATGGGAACTTATAGTCAAGATATGTTTGCAATGGCAGTTGCGTCTGATGGAGTGACGTATTGCTTCACATATCAAAATACATCTAGTCAACAAGCCTGTAAAATAGGTACTCGCTCAGGTGAAACTATAAGTTGGGGAAGTGAACTTGTTTTAGCAAGCGGAAGCTCTGGTTCTCATTTTGTTTCTTATGATGCTAGTGCAAATGTATTTTTAACTACATATACTACAGGTAATTTAGTTAAAGGTACTGCTGTAAGTTATTCTGGAAACACAGGCACAAAAGGTGCAGAAGTTACAATTATGGATTTAGGTAATTCATCAGGTAATCCATCTTTTAATTATAAACATTGGTATGATTCAACTAATAAAGTAACTGTATGTTGGGCTAAAGGTGGTGTCAGTGGAAATGATACAAATAGAAGTTCAGCAGTTGCTTTAACTCTTACAGGAACGTCAATATCTGTAGGTACATTATTTGAAAACACATCTGCAGGCGGTCAAAATGCTTCAGGGTGTGATATTACAGGTGGAAAGCACGTTCTTTATTGGACAAATTCTAGTCAATATCCAACTGTAATGATTATGAGTGTATCAAGTACAGGTGATATAACTTGGGGTACACCTGTTACAAATAATTCAAATTCAGGTTCATTTGCTACTCCTATTTATAATCCTAATTTTCCTGATAAATGTATTGTTGCAGGTAAATTTACAAATTATAATAGTTATTTTAGTTATTTTGGTGTAACTGTTATCGGAACATCAATAACCATTTCTAA